AAAAAGGATACGCAATCGCAAATGTGGCACAAAAGATTTTTGTACATCCACAAGGTGGGCTGGAGTGGGCTGGAAAAGGTATAGGATATGATTCACCTTCAGGACAATTTCCAGGATGGGCCATGTATGCAAATAGTTATAAAGTTGGAACTAGGCTTGGACCAGAACGTGGGGATGATGGTTGGGTTAATTTAATATTTAATACTGATATAGATCTATCAGAAGAAAAATATCTTCCAATGGGTTCTACATCTTTATGGATGTCCGATACAAACAAGTTTAACTTTAAGGGATTAAAGCCTGGATCTAAAGTAGATATTAGATATGATTTTTCGATTACAACAAGTTCAAATTATACAGAGTTGTGGATGAGGCTATTTGATGAAAAAATATCAAACCCTGTAACTGGATATGTTGCTAACTTTAAATATCAATATTCATACGATATGTCATTTTTTCAAACCATATATATAGATAACAATCGTATTAATAATTATGGTGGTTTCCCACAAGCAAGAACAGACCTAGAGTCAGATTTATTATTAAAAAAGATCTATATCTCTGTTGCTTAATGGTATAATAAAGTAGGAGGAATAATGGCATTTCCAGGCACATATAATTTTAGTTACTATCGTGGTGACACTTATCAATTTATAATCCGTCCAAAAAATTCAAATGGATCTATATTCTTGCTTGATGATTATGAAGGTTCAGCAGATTTTACAATTGCTAACGTCCGTGGTTCTTCAGGTATTCAGGTTGCTGGAACTGCAATAGTAGATACAAATAATCACATTATTACTTGTACTATTTCTCCAACTGTAGGAAGAGAGTTAGTTGCTGGAACAACATATGTTTATGACGTTCAAATTAGCAATGGTGCAAATAATATATTTACACTATTAAACGGCTCTATTACAATAACAGATGATATTACTGGAGCAGTTTAATGCCAGACGTAGTATTATCAAATGATGATTTAACGGTTTTATCTGGACCCTCAACAATTGAACTTCTTGTAGACATTGGTCCAACTGGAACTCGTGGAAGCAAAGTTTTTGTTGGAGTTGGAAATCCAAACTCTATACAAATAGGACAAACACCAATTTTAAATGATTTATATATTAACTCTGCACCAGGAGTAGACTATGGATATCTTTATCAATACCTTGCCCAACCTGGTGGAAATGCCTGGGTAGAAGTTTTAAGTATTAATCCAACAATTTATTCTGCATTTCACCTAACAACATTTTTAGCAGGTACAAGTGCATATGCAAGCAGTGGATCTATAGTTATTCCAATTACAGATATATCAACTGCTCCAGGTCTTACAGCAGAAAACTTTAATATTCAATATTCAATTCCAAATTCAAAACCAACCGCATCATCTATATCTTTAGTTGAGTTAGATGGATCAGACTTAATAATTACAATTGAACTTTCAGAATATGATGGTACATGGGGTCCTCTTGAAGATGACATTTCTGTACATGTTTTCATATCGGTTGTGATATAATGAACAAGGTGAATACATATGGCATCTGAATCAATTGGCGCACTTTATAGCACAAAAATACCTGGCTATGCAGACAATGCTGACATACAAGCAGCATTTAAACTTTACCATTACGGATCTTTAGAATATGATAAAACACAAACAAATTTAGCAAACCTAGTCAGTCCATCTATAGCCTATACGCTTAATGATTTGCAAGTTCAAATTGATGGACTTGATCCCGCAGGATCTGTTTCAAAAGGAATTATTGATGCTAAAGGTGATCTACTTATAGGAAGCGCAAATGATGAGGTAGATAATCTTACAGTTGGAAGCAATGGATATGTCCTTACCGCTGATTCTGCACAGACTTTAGGAATTAAGTGGGCACTTCCTGCAGTAACCCTAACAAACTCAGTAACATTAACAAATAAAACTATACAGTATGATAATAATACTTTAACTGGAATTGCTTCAGAAATATTAGTTTTAATGGGCGCTTTATAAATTTAAAAAATATAGTGTATAATATGATCATAACCTACTTAGGAGGTAGTAATTAATGGCTACAACAACCAAAGCACTAGTAAGAGCATCTGCAGCAACATCTTCTGCAACGCTCTACACAGTACCAGCATCAACAACAGCAGTAGTAACAAATATTGCAGTTACAAACACTGACTCAGCAGCAGGAACATTTTCTTTATTGCTAGACGATGTTGCGCTTCATACAACAACAGCAATTGCTGCAAATACAACAGTTTATATTGACCTAAAGCAAGTTCTTGCTACAACTAAGACTATTAAAGGTTTTGCATCAGCAACATCAATTAACTTTCACATCAGCGGAGTGGAGATAGCATAATGGGTATCGCAACCTTTCCAGCAGGTTCATCAGGAATCTCGACAGTAATTCGGTCAATTCAGCGTGGAATTGCTGCTTCTTCAGGAAATATTACAATTACTTCAGTTGACACAACAAAGACAATTTGCAACTCTTTTAGTACTTCAAGTTCTGGAACAGTAGCAGCAACTGGTGCTCTATCTGCTGCAACTGGAACTGCAAGCGCACAGTCTGGATCTTCAGGAACACAATCTGGTACTAACACTTGGGCAGTTGCAAGTGGCCAAGCGTACTCAACCAGCCTAAATAACCCTAGATATCAGGGTGCTGCAACAGGGAGCATAAACCTGAACGCAGGTGCGCTCAACACCAACGCACAAAATATTTCTTTAAATGCAACCAACCTTTCTGGAGGAACAAACAATTTGGTTTCTGCAGTTTTTGGAGTACACTTGATTAATTCAACAACAATTACCGCAACGGGACCATGCCGTTACGAAGTAATAGAATATATTTAACAGAAACTATAGGAGATAAAATATGAAACATTTTGTACAGTTAAAAGATGATGTTGTTTTTGCTTTTCACTCTTCTTCAACCGAAGTTGATATTCCAGGAGACAATATTATAGAAGTCTTAGAAGATGGGGAGCAGTATTTAAATAAAAAATATGAGAATGGTAATTTTGTAGATGCTCCAATTATTAAGTATGCCATTCTAGATGAAAATAATGACAATACCGTTGTTAGCATTGAATCAACAAAATTTGCATCAGAAGTTAAAGGTCCAATAATTAATAATGATGATGTAAAAGTGTTGTGGAAATGGAATGGATCTGAATTTGTTGCACCATCGGCAGTTGGTCCTGCAGAAATTACAGTTTTACCACCAGTTGATGCACCCGCTCCTGTATATGATGAGACGCATTGGCCAACACCTGAAGCATAATAGGAAACAAACCTTCAATAAACAATAACTAATATAGGCATCTGGTATACTTTTACTAGGTGCTTATTTTAGTATAAAGGGGTAAAATGAGTAAAGATATAATTTTTACAAAAATGGCAAACATTGCTGATGAATATAAGCCAAAGCCAGCATATACCTGTATACCAGATTGGTATAAAAAAACACAGTCTTATACTAACTCTAAAGAGCGTGAGGTTAGGTTTTCTTTAGAAACTAACCAAAGTATTAAAAAATGCATACCAGTTTTTGATATATTAACTGCAGGATACATCATACCAACATACTGTGATCTTTATATTAAAAAAAATGATTTAGGTGAAATAGTATATTTACCAAGTGGCAATTCAAATGCAATAAATTTTCATCCAATTATACAGGCACCATATCACCCTAGCATGAACCAACACCCATATCCCAAATGGAACAATCCATGGTCTATTAAAACACCAAAAGGATATTCATCACTTTTTATTCCACCAGCACATGGTGGAAATAATTACTTTACAGTTTTAGAAGGACTTGTTGATACAGATACATATTCTTCACCTGTTAACTTTCCTTTTGTTTTAAAAGATATTAATTTTGAAGGTTTAATTCCAGCAGGAACTCCAATGGTTCAAGTTATTCCAATAAAAAGAGATTCTTGGAGTATGAAGTTTGGTGATGAAAAAAATGTAAAATTATCAAATGATAATGCATATAGATTAAATTCTGAGTTTTTTGATAGATATAAAAAGATGTTTTGGAATAAAAAAGAGTACAAATGATAAAAAGAAAAAAAAATATATTTAAACATGCTATAACTCAACAAGGTATTCCTTTAATACAATCAAGTAAAAGTTTTATACCAGAATGGTTTAAAAAAACTGATAGATTAGCACCAAAATCAGATAAAAATGTTCTTCCATTAAATTTAACTTTTAAGGCATGTTCATCATTTTCCGACAGTTTCATATCTGGGTATATGATGCCGTTGGCTCAAGACATAGCAATAAAACAAACTGAATTTGGTCCATCAATCACCTGGGGCAATAACTCTATAAATATTTTATCAGTTAGGGATAAAAGTGCAAACTATCTATTGCCAGTTCCAGAAGGATTTTCGGAAACTCATTTTGCTTGGACAACAAATCACTTAATAAAAATTCCAAAAGGTTATAGTGCCTTGTTAACCCATCCATTAAATAGATATGATCTTCCATTTATTACTTTGTCTGGAATTGTAGATGGAGATTTTTCACTGTCTTCAGGGGATATTCCAGTATTCTTTAATAAAACTTTTGAGGGAATAATAAAAGCAGGAACTCCAATTTTGCAAATTATTTTATTTAAATCAGAAAACTGGAATAGTGAATTTGATAATTCCATAGTAGATGAATCATATTTAAATTCTATAAAAAGTAAAAATCATGCTTTTGGTTGGTATAAAGAAAATATTTGGAAAAAGAAAACATATGAATGATGAATATTTTTATAAATGCTGTAGAGTGGTCTTCTAATAATCTTAAATCAGTTGGTCTTCCAAGACCATACTTTAATGTAGATAAAAAATTTTACATTAAAAATAAAAAAAGATATTTAGCAAAAAGAGTTCCAGTTCCATACCAGTCTATGCCTGGAGAAGGTAGTGTTCCAATAAAACTAAACATAGATAATGAAAAAGAAGCAATATCTAAAGACTTATGCTCTTATTGTGGAATTAAAATAAATGATGAAGAGGTTTCAATTAGGTGGAAGATAGAAGTAGAAGCAGATTTTTTTTATCAACAAAGAGACCTTGTACCAACAGATTTTCATCCATTACATATAGAGTGCATGCGACAGGCAAGAATTTATTGTCCATTTATGAGAACTTTAGAGGATAGTGTGTTTGATATAAAAGAGCAAAAATATAATTTAGAAATTGCAAAAGAAAATTATAAAAAATATTTTACAATAAACTGGGAAAATAAAAATAGGGACTACTCTAATTTGTGACAATAACTTAAAATAAAAATACCCCCAAGGAAAAGATCCAGGGGGGATATTTTTTATATAAAACTATTTAGGAAATTTATTTATCCACATTCTAGTTTTAGGTGTTATGCCCTTCCAAGAAGACCAATCTTCTCCACCCCTAGACATATAGTATGCAATCTCAGCATTTTTTACGGGATTAAATAGTTCAGCATTAGAGTCAAGATCAAACTTATCTCTTCTATCTGGACCCAGTGTATCAATCATGTTAATCTGAAACATCCCATAGGATGAGTCACCTGTTTTATGGTTTTCATTAAATGCCAAAGGACGACCATTAGATTCTTTCTTGGCAATAGCCCAAGCCACCACTAAATCATTGCCTTTAAATCCAACAAGCCCAAGAAGTTCTTTTAATTCATGGTCTGTAAGATTTGTTTTATTTTCATAACTTTCTAACATTTTTGCTTTAGAAACAACAAAAGCCACCTTGTGGGTGGCAGCAGGGTTTTCAGCCTGTTTAATTAGTAAGTTGTTTTCTGTAGTTGATGCATTAGCAAAGTTGTTAAAGGGTGCAGCAACTCCAACCAATACTAGGATTCCAATCCAAGCCTTCTTGTCTCTTCTCATAATAATAACCTCCTAGAGAACAAATGCTACCTGTTGGTAGCATGTATTAATTATAACATGAATTTGCCAGCAAAGTCAACTTTAAGATAACATTTTTATAAATTTTTTAAATCTTATGCGTGTAAGTGGTATAATAATAAGTACTATGGCTACTGGTTCAACTAATACTTATGATCTTCCTTACCCGCTTTTAAGCGATCCCGTAAATGTCCATGAGGATATTCAGTCTCTTGCTGAAAGGCTAGAAGACATATTATCTAATGTTGGTGTTCCATTTATTTCATTAGAAGTAAGAAATAATTCTGGAGCATCAATTGCTAAAGGAACTCCAGTTTATATTACTGGACATTCAACAAAGCCAACAATTGCAAAATCAAGAGCAGACAATTTAGATACATTGCCAGTTGTAGGATTGACACAATCAGCAATTGCTTCTGGAGCAGATGGAGTGATTATTGTTTCAGGAATTTTTGAAGATATTGATACTTCAATTTATTCAGGAGGAGATGTTCTTTATTTAGGAACCACTGGAGGATTAACAAATAATAACTCTGGATTTGGTGCATTGGCTGTTGCTTTAAAAATTAATTCAACAACTGGATCAATGTTGGTTGGAGCGCCAAAAGGAAATGGAACTTGGGGGGCATTAAAATATGGATATGCTTAATGGTATAATTAAATAATGGCTACATATAGAAACCCCAATGAAACTCCTATTACTGGAGTAACACCACCTGCAACATATAATATTGGAAATAAACCACCACTTGTTAACTGGACGGTTGTAATTGGTGATAGTGCAGCATTTAGAGTTTATGTAGAAGATGATCTTGGAAATCCAATAGATTATGATGGAAATGCAAGCGGAGTGGATAATGACGGTTGGACAATTAAATCAGATTTTAGAAGATATTCAGATAATATAGGAGATGATAAACTTTTTACAGTATATCCAACTCAAACAGAATTTGATGGTTTAGGAGAATTTACAGTATTCTTATCACCGTCACAAACTAAAGATCTTTTAACTGGAGATGTTTTTGATGTTCAACTAGAAGATGCAAATCGTGTTTGGACAGTTTGCCAAGGAGAAATGATTATGCTTGGTGAAGTTACGGATCAATCTCCGAGTATCTAATGGCAATAGTTAATATCTCTGATATTTCAAACCTTAAAACAGTTTCAGATATTAAGCCAAGTTCTACAGTACAAGATATACAGCATTCATCAACTATAAATAATATATCTTTAGGTTTATTGTCATCTGCAGTTGCAATTTATCCATCTATAGTTATATCAGATATAAAACCAGACATTAGTAATATTCAATCAGTTAATTATTCAAAAATTGTAACAGCATCATCAATACTACCATTCAGATTAACAATCAAGAATATTGGAATTGAAGGTTATTCCCCACAAAATCCACCAGGAATTGGTGTACAGGTAATTGGTTTTTCTAACTACATACTTTAAAATAAATATGATATAATTCTGTTATGGCCAGAATATCATTATCAAACGTAAAGGCCCTGTTTCAGACAGGGGATAGACCAACTCAAGAAAACTACGAAGACTTAATTGACACGGCAGCAGCACAAGCAACAGACTTGGGTTCTGCAGGAAACAATGAGTCAACAATAACTGGTATTGAGAATACTACTATATTTGATAATTTTACGGCAAGTGAATGGAGATCGGTGAAATATATGATCTCTATCAAAAAGAGTTCTGGAAACAAATATTGGTCTACAGAACTAACAATAGTTCCAGATGGTACAGATGTAAATATATCAGAATATGGAACGGTAGACAACGATGGGAATATTGGCACCATTAGTGTCTCTAGGGTAGGGGGAACAGTAAATCTTTCTGTTGTCCCAGTGGCTGGACAAACACCTATAACTCTACGTTATTTGCGTATTGGGTTAAAGGCCTAACTAAGGAGATAAAATGGCAACAATAACAAAAGATTTTAGATTAAAGGCTGGATTAGTAGTTGAGGGCGCAACCGCAACCGTTGAAGGCCACGATATTCTTACAAAGAAAATTGCAGATGCAAAAGGTGATTTACTAGTTGGTACTGCAGATAATGCAGTATCTAGATTAGGCGTTGGACAAAATAATTATATCTTGACAGCAGATTCTGGAGAAACTTCTGGTATAAAGTGGGCAGCCCCTCAAGCAGTTGGTGTATTTGATACACAGATTACATTTGAAGGCGCAACAGCAGACGCTTATGAGACAACACTTACAGTAGTAGATCCAACAGCAGACCGCACAATTACTCTTCCTAACGTATCAGGTACTGTAGTTACATCTGGTGATACTGGCACAGTTACAGCAACAATGCTTGCTTCAGATTCAGTAACTACCGCAAAAATTACAAACGCTAACGTAACTGCAGCAAAACTTGCTACAGATTCTGTAGAAACAGCAAAAATTGTTGATGCTAACGTAACAGCAGCAAAATTGGCTGCAGATTCAGTTACAACTGTAAAGATTGTTGATTCAAATGTTACAGCAGCAAAGTTGGCATCAGATTCAGTAACAACTGCAAAGATTCTAGATGCTAACGTAACAGATGCAAAACTTGCTTCAAACTCAGTTACAAATGCTAAGATTGCAGACAGTGCAGTAGATACAGCAGAGATTGCTGCAAGTGCAGTAACTGCAGCAAAACTTGCTACAGATGCAGTTGAAACATTAAAGATTAAAGATGCAAATGTAACTGCTGCTAAGTTGGCTTCTGATTCTGTAACTACAGAAAAAATTCTTGATTCTAATGTAACTACAGCAAAAATAGCAGACTCTGCAGTAACTTCAGCAAAGATTGCTAACGATACAATTGTAAATGCTGACATTAATACTGCAGCAGCAATTGATCAATCAAAGATCGCAAACCTTACAACAGACCTTTCTAATAAACTAGCACTTGCTGGTGGAACAATGTCTGGCGCAATTGCAATGGGTACAAACAAGATCACAGGTCTTGGAGATCCAACATCTGCACAAGATGCAGCAACAAAGTCTTATGTAGATACAACAGTTCAAGGAATTGACTGGAAAGCATCTGTACGGGCAGCAACAACTGGTGCCGTAACACTTGCTTCTGATCTTGAAAATGGAGACGTTCTAGATGGCGTAACTCTTGCTACTGGAGATCGTATTCTTGTTAAAGATCAAGTGACTGGATCACAAAATGGTATTTATGTAGTTAAGGCATCTGGTGCTCCAGATCGTTCTACAGATGCAGATACAGGTGCAGAAGTTACTGCAAACTTTGCGGTATTTGTAGAGCAAGGAACAACAAACGCTGACTCAGGATTTACACTAACAAATAATGGTTCAGTTACAATTGGTACTACAGCACTTGTCTTTACACAGTTTACTGGTCTTGGACAAATTATTGCTGGTACAGGATTAGACAAGACTGGAAACACTCTTGATATTGATTCAACTGTAACAACAAATGATGGAACTCAGACTCTTACAAACAAGACCTTGACATCACCAACATTAACAAC